ATTTGATGACGCTGTTCACAGTATATCAGCAACCAAGATTAGAAAAGAACTTGGATTAAAATGAATAAGTATCATGTTAGATTCAACACCAAACATAATGGATCCGATTTAGTTTGGAGAATTTTTGAAAACGGTGTTGAACATCTAGCAACCGATGTGAGAATGATTGGAGAAACCTTTACAGAATGCACAGAAGAACATGGGCAAACCAAATGGAATATAGCCTGCTATGGAAGATTGGTTTGGGTTGATCGTGCTGCTGTGATAGTTACTGAAAAAGATTAGAGAAGAATTAGGAATTTAGTACCTTAAAATTTAAAAAATGCAAAAACGGTTACCTATTGTACTACTTTCGAACCCGAGAACTGGATCATCCCCATTATTATGGGATTTGCGAAGACGCTATCCTTTAATGAAATGTTATAATGAACCAATTTTACGACACGGGGATACAGGTGAATTAGTAAGACCTAAAGAGACCTCTTCATTTTCAGAAACACTTCTCTCAGGGAAAAATTTTATTGTAAAAATACATATGCGAGATTTACGACATTACCCCGATAATTTTAGGGAAATTTTAGCAGAACATCGATGTTATCTTATACGCCTTAGAAGGCGTGATGTAGTGAGACAAATTGCGAGTTGTTATATTGAGATGAATCGTAGAATATGGGGATATTTTAAACGTTCAGAAGAGGAATATAGTGACTTGCCTAATCATCCGATAGCTATCGAGTATAATTTATTAATGGGCATAATAAATGATATATTACCATCAAATGAATCTTTAAATTCTATTTCATATGAAATTGATGAAGATTGTTGGTATGAAGATATGATATTTGAAAGTAACGACTTCATCAAAACTCCTAAACCAACTAATTATTCTGAAATATTATCTGAAACTGAGAAACTTATAAATGAATATAAAGAAAGGATAGTTGAGAAGTAAAAATTTAGGACCTTAACTCAGTTGGTAGAGTGTCACGCTTACACCGTGAATGTCATCGGTTCGAACCCGGTAGGTCCTACCAAATATATTAATATAGAAGAATAATTATGAATATCGTATTTTGTTTTCCTGGAATGTCATTTAGTAGAACGTGGGTGACATGTTGGACTAATACGGTAAATTGGTTAAACAAAGAAGGTATAGCCTTTAATGTTAGCACTACTTATACACCTGTAATTTATAATTGTCGCAATTGGCTATTAGGTGGAACAGGATATCCGCCTAAAGATTTCAAGCCATTTAATGGAAAAGTAAAATACGATTGGATTGTTTGGATTGATAGTGATAGCGTGTGGACACCTAAAGATTTGGAAAAACTAATTAGTAACCCCGAACATAAAATTGTAACTGGATTTTATATCCAACATAATAATAAAATATATGCACAAGCACTTGAAGGAAAACAAAAAAACACAATGAATTGGCTGCCTAGGAATGAGGTAGATGTTAATGGAGAGAGAATTGAATTATTAGCGACTGGTATGGGATTCATGGGTGTTCAAAAGGGTGTATTTGAATCATTGACATTCCCGTGGTTTAAACCTCTAGTATTTTCTGATAATGAAAGAGAAACCTTTTTATCAGAAGATACCGGATTTTGTCATAGGGTAAAACAATTAGGATATACTATATGGGGAGATCCTACAATACAAATAGGACATGAAAAGTCTTGGATATTAACAGGCACTGACAGTAGTGGGCATAAACCTGCATAAATAGATTAATGAATCACCCGCCAAAATTTCTATTCTTAGATACTAACTTACAATGTAATCTAAAATGTAAAACCTGTATGTATTGGACTAGGGAAGAAGTTGTATTACCTACTCATATCACTATAGAAGAACGCGGTGACATTATTCAGGAATTTCATGAATTAAATCCACAAGGTGCTGTAGTAATATGTGGCGGTGAAGCTCTAATGAATCCTGAAAGATATTGGCCAATTACTAGATATTGTCGCCAATTAGGACTAAGATGTTTGTCAGTAATGAATGGTACAATGGTTACTGACTTATCAATGGCTAAAAAATTAATCGTTGAAGGCCCTACTGAAATTACTATATCACTAAACAGTTATATACCTGAGGTACATGATTCAACTAGAGGTATGGTAGGATCATTTGACATGGCTGTTAATGCTGTCCGTCTATTACTTCAAGCGAGAAAAGAATTAAACAAATCTAATCCTGTATATGCTATGGCAATTATGTGCGAGCAGAATTACAGAGATTTAGATAAATTTTATGACTTTGTATTAAATGATCTAAAAGCAGATAAGTTAAAATTAAATTGGCTTCAACCAATGTTTGGAACACTATTAGATAAAGAAGGCAAACAGCGAGATGACAAGTTTTATGATAACAATGTAATTAGAGATCATGAAGGATTGTTTAAAATACTAAATGATTGTAATCAAAAATATAACCTAGGTTTAGATCCTGAGTGGATAGAAACGGTTGAGATGTACCATCGTAGTGTACACAAAAACAACGATGCGGTGATCGGCTGGAATGGTCGAGGTACTGAAAAATTAATTTGTAATTCATTTGACAGAAATATTATGGTAGATATGGATGGAATTGCCCGTTTATGCTTCTCACATAAGTTCCCTGGGTTTAAAATAAAGAGATACGGTGACTTGAAAAGATTTTGGTATGGTATTGACAACTTAAGGAATGTCATGTCAAAGTGTACACAATATTGTGGTATTAGTCACAGTGTCCGTAGAGTAAATGCTACATTGAAAGCGCGGGTATGATGTAAAGGTAACCTGAATCCTTGCCAAGGATTATTTGCGAGTTCGATTCTCGCTACCCGCTCCAAACATCAAATGAAACAAAAATTTATTAATCTATATATGGATTGGGCAACCAGAGTAGCCCAATTAAGTTATGCCCGTAGACTACAAGTTGGTGCAGTTATCGTTAAAGATGACTGTGTTATCAGTTATGGTTATAACGGTACGCCTGCTGGATGGGATAACAATTGCGAAGATGAAATACCTGTTTCACCTTGTGAAGAATTAGAGAATACTTATACATTAAAAACTAGACCTGAAGTATTGCATGCGGAAATGAATGCATTAATGAAATTAGCAAAAACTAATGGATCAGGGAATAACGCATCACTATTTGTAACTCATGCGCCGTGTTTAGAATGTGCTAAAGGAATATATCAAGCAGGTATAGCTGAAGTCTATTACGGAGAAGATTACCGATCTGAAGATGGAGTATACTTTTTAAATAAATGTGGTATTAAAATACAAAAAGTTTTTAATAAATAAAACAAAAGGAATTTATATGCCTAGAATTAGTGCTGAAAAAGCGGTTAAAGCAATTGGTAATTGCTATGATTTAATTTTAATTGCGGCTGTAAGACAACGAGAATTAAAGCGAGGTTATAAACCTAAAATTGAAACTACTAATCTAACTGCTATTACTGCATTACAGGAAATTGAACAGGGCCTAATAGGCAGAGAATACCTAAAAAAAGTCAAATAGTGCGGGAACATGTTGCATAAAAACAACATTTGACAATAAATGGGCAGTTTGCTATAATGTATACATGATGACAACGACACGCAAGCGCCGAACAGATCGCAATCACCTGATCTACATGATTCAGAATACCAAGACTGGAGAACAGTATATTGGTCTGACCGCACTCAGTTATAACGGAAATGTTAGGCGTAGTCTTACCCGTCGTATGCAGAAGCACCTGCAACGGGCCATGGCAGAAAACAAGACTTGGGGTCTATGCCGCGCACTGCGTGAATACGGCCCCGAATCGTTTGTGTTCGGACATTTAGAAACGATTCGGGGTAAGGGCCCAGCACATGCCCGTGAATCAGAATTGATCAAACAACTTAATCCGGCGTTGAATACATTCGGAAAAAGTTAAATACGCTGTATGAAAAAAATAAGTTTAGTACAGCCTAACTTCCAACAAGGTCCTAAAGAATTTAACGCTCATTACCTACCTTACAGTGTGGGAGTTCTTTGGGCCTATGTTAATCAGTTTGAATCGGTTAATAAACATTATCAATTAGAAGATTTAATTTGGCGCCGAGATAACATTGAAAATACTGCACTCAAACTATCACATTGTGATATTGTTGGGTTTAGTACATATGTTTGGAACAAAAACTATAACTATGCATTGGCAAGTAGAGTAAAAGAACTCAATCCGAACTGTATACTGTTCTTTGGCGGGCCAGAGATGCCTATAACCAAAAAGGACATATTCAAAAAACTACCGTTTATTGATGTTGTTATCAAGTCCGAAGGTGAGGTAATACTACGGCAGTTACTTGATGCAATATCAAATAATACCTCTTGGTTCGATATTAAGGGACTGCTAATTAATAAGGATAGTATTGCTAAAGATACCGGTGATGGAGATCGTATTAACAACTTAGAAGACTTACCCAGTCCTTACCTAACTGGAGTGTTCGATAAGATCATGTCAGAGGAAGATGATGTAGAATGGAATGCTACCATAGAAACTAATCGTGGATGTCCGTATGCTTGCACCTTTTGCGACTGGGGAAGCTTAACTTATAACAAGGTTAAGAAGTTTAATTTACAAAAAGTATTCGATGAACTAGAATGGATTGGTCAAAAAAAGTGTGGCTTTGTAACTGTTACAGATGCTAACTTTGGTATGTTTGTTGAACGTGATAATGCCATTGCTGATAAGTTAATTGAAGTACAAGAGCAATATGGGTACCCTAACAGCTTTAGTATGACTTGGGCTAAAGATCAAAAGCCAGAAGTATTTGATATTGTATTCAAACTAATTAAAAACCCCAAATTTAATCAAGGACTAACGGTTAGTGTACAAAGTATGAATCTAGATGTGCTAGAGAACATTAAACGTAAGAACTTATCACAGCACAAGATTGAAAACATCTTTGCTCTATGTGACAAAAATAATGTACCAGTCTATACAGAGATTATTTTAGGACTTCCCGGAGAAACTGTTACATCATGGCGTGAGGGATTTTATAAGATATTCCGAGCTGGCAATCATACTGGCATTAACATACTTCAAGCTCAATTGTTAGAAAATGCAGAGATGAATCTATTACAAGAACGGCTATATAAATTAACCAGTGTAGCTGTATATGATTATATGAGTGGTAGTTATAATATAAATGAATTAAAAGAATTTGTAAATGTAGTTACTAGCACCAAAGATATGAACATAGAGGAAATGTTAGACAGCCAAGTGTTCAGTTGGTTCATGCAGACATTTCACATCAACGGTCTTACTACCTATATCAGCAGATTCTTTGCCAAGCAGGGAATTGACTATTCGGTATTCTATGACAAGTTGTGGAATCATTTAATTAATGATTCTTGGTTTATATCTGAACGGGATAAGGTTAGACAGTACTACCGTAATTGGATGACAGACGGAGAGATAAATCATCCCAACATATCTAATATTGAAATACATGGGTGGAATCTTATACATCGTTCAACATTATATATGCATATGGATCGTCAGTACGATCATATGTTCAGATTAATAGATAATTTTGTTATTGATAATTTTGATTTAGACTCAAAATGTTTGGATCAATTGTTAAAATTTCAAAGACAGTATATAATAAATTATGATAATATTTCACAATTCCCCTATGTCATTGAGTACGATTATGATTTTTTGGGCTATTTGTTGGATGACAAAGCACTGACAACTAGTGTACAATATGAATATCAATTTAACGAAAGTGTAGATATCAGCTTAGATAGGTTTTTAGAAAACATCTATTTTGGTAGAAAACGAAATTTTGGAAAAGCATTAATAACGAAAAGAGATTGACTGATGATTTGGAGTGCTATACTATTTGGATTTTTCTCAGTGTTTGGCTGGAACAGCGGCCAAAAAATATGGGACAAGTACATTGAACCAAAATTTGAAACTCAAGTTGAACAACCCGAAAATAAAGGAAAAGATTAATCATGTATCTAGGTGAAATTAACGAAGCATTGGATAACCGTATTACTGGTGGTAGTGAGTATCATTGGCAGTGCTATGGACCTAACGCAAGGTATTTAGATTATGAATCAGACTATGCTCATGCTAGTGTTTTATTTGATTCAAAAACCCAAGTGGTATATGAAGCATCGGTCAACGCTAAGGACGAAAAGATAAAACCTTACCGTTGGCTTAATCCTGAATATAAGGATGCATACTATGCTGAATCCGCCGATAAAAAAATTGACCCTAATAATGCTTGGGATGATACTAATTGGTGTGATTTAGAAGTTGCGGATGATTGGCTTGAAAAGGCTTATGCTATATTCAATGGGCTAGGTTTTGATAACCGAGTGACAGTACCTCTTGACTTAGATGATGCTACTATGCTACAATTGTGTATGGAAGCGCATAAGCGTGATATCACATTGAATAAAATGATTGAACAAATTTTGGAAATGGCGATAGCCAAAGCGGAATGAACGAGGCAATAAATAATTCAGTACATTGGATTATAGATGATTACCGATCAAATCGTATACGCTTTATTATGGAGTTGGTTGCTTGGGCTCTTAGTATTGGGTGTGCTATTGCGATGGCTGGAACAGTACCAAACCCTCCACTTATGGCTCTTTACCCTGCTTGGATTACTGGTTGTGCTATCTATGCCGGGTGTGCTTATTCTCGTCGCTCATTTGGTATGCTCGCTAACTACCTCTTGCTTGTCTCCATTGATTCTGTTGGTTTAATTAGAATGTTTATTTAAGGAATATTATGTCAGAAAAAACGCAATTAGTATTAGTTGAATGTGTATCTATGTTCCGTATGAGATACTTGGTTGAAGTTCCAATTGGAACTGATAATTACGGTCACGATAAAAAAGAATGGGCATTAGATACAGTATCTATGGAAGCGGCAAAAGAGTTTAGTCAACAACACATTGGCGAGAATATTATTAGTAGCCGAGTTATTAGCAAAGAAGAAGCATTAGTATTATGCGATCAGGATAATGACTATGCTAGGAGTTGGTCTGAAGAACAGAAAATTGGACAATTTTTTACTATGAAAGAGGAACACCTTGAATCCGTATAATCCAACTGAAGATTGGGCTGAAAATGATTGGGCTACCTTTACCGCATGGTTAAAGTCTGCATTGCATTCTAATGAAGTAACCGTAACCTTTACCAAAAAAGATGGATCTGAACGGGTGATGAAATGCACTCTTGATCCTGAGATTCTTCCACCTTCTCCCGTAACTGAAGGGAAAACGGAAAGGAAAAAGTCAGAAACCGCTCTAGCTGTCTACGATTTGGAAGCTCGGGCTTGGCGTAGTTTTACCATCAAATCCGTGAAAAAAGTTACTTTTTCCGTTCCCAAAAGTTGACAATAAATACCCGTGGTGATATAATTATTATATTGAGTCAGCAACTAGCAACACAGATCATGCGTAAAGAAACTATCTCGTTCAAAGTTACCCGCGCTAAAACTCGGGCACACTTTGTCCTCTTTTCTGAGGATTCCCCCTTCAAGCCCAAGGCTGTGAAGCGTAAGGATTCCTACAAGCGTAAGCCAAAGTACAATCGGTACGAGGATTGATTATGCTTGACAAAATATCGGATTGGGTGTATACTAGACTTCTGATGTTGATGTTTTACCCAATCGAAACTAGTGTTTTTGTGTTTGTTTTTCTACTTTGGAGTAACTGATATGTATACTTATTGGGCTTTTGTTCGTACTGTTGTCGGTGGTTTTATGCGTGTTACCGTTCAAGCAGATAATCCTTATAACGCATATCAAATGTTGCGGTCAATGTATGGTAATCAGTTGATTTCCGAATCTGCCGCTCAGTGTTAATTTTTCAATCCTACTTTATTTAAAGGAATCACAATGTCTAATCAGACTTTTAAGGTTGCAGGTATTACTGTTCACGGCGATTCAATCAAGGTCCGTTTCACGGATGACATGGTCCGTCGCATTAAACAATTCACTAAGGGCGGAGCAAGTCGTTGTGACTTCGTTGAATTGCCCAGTGAGATGACTAAAATTGAGGCACTGAACTATTTGGCTCAGCATGCCGAGTTTCAAAGCCCGAGTGATCAGGCTACTATCGCTGATTGTCTTGCCGACAAGAGCAAGGAATCTAAGAAAGGTGAAGTAAAGGTTAAGGCTGAAAAGTCTAAACCTAGTTTGGCAGCAATTAAAGCCCGTGCTAAAAAAGTAGATGTTACCCCTGAACAAATTTTGGAAGAGGTAAATTCACCCGAAGCATAACTTGTTCACAACACAAAAAGCCCCTTAAGGGGCTTTTTTTATGGGTTGTTAACCGTTTTTATTATCCAAAAGTCATCGCTCATACTGGTGTTCTGAACCACTTGAAACGGCATATAAAAATAGCCCTGCAACCCCCAAGAAGTGCCCCAACTGTTTCTAGCGATAAATGCTTGTCTGTTCATGTCATACCCTACTAATAGTACAGCATGACCACCTAACAATCTTTCGGTTCGTGTATTAGGGTAAGGCATAACTCCAGTTCTACCTGTATTGATAAAACTGCTGTATACATCGAATCCCATTATTATAGGATATTGATTAGATAATGCGTTAATTGATCCAGTGTATTGATCGGTAATGCGTTCGTATCTAGATATTTTTCTTCTTAGCCCATCGCTGATTGCAGCAGTCGATGGCCTTGTTCTATATTTACTTATATCATATGGCCATAATCTTTCTAGTGATGCGCCATATTGATAACATGCTTTTATAGCATCTCTTATGTAGGCACCACTATCATAATTAACAGTACCTTCTATCAATCTTACATAGTAGTAAATAAACAATCTGCTTACATCAAGCATATTATTATTTTTCTTGTTAAGAAATTCAATTGCGCCTGCTACGGCATTTCCTGTACAACTTCCTAAATTACCTTGATCTTCTATTGGGCTACAATACCGTCTTAAATCTACAATAGATGAAACTTTTATACTGGGCGCATTGTAAATATAGTCTCTTGTATCAATCTTATCACGAGACCATTCCAGGTTGTATTTGCCGGCGAGCGCCCTAGGACCTAATTTAGCAGCCGTAACCTTATGAATTGGTTTATTAAAGGTATGGTCTGTGTTGCTGTCTATGATTGTGCGAGGGTCTTGTTTAATCATATTAATATCCAAATCTTGATTTATATGTAGCATATTGAGATTGTATTGTAGCTAAATCTAACACTCCGTTGTAGACCTTGATAAATCCTATGTTAGCAGTCTGTACTTCACTGCCTGCTGATCGGCTCCATAATCTCAATTGATTGAACCCTCCACCTCCGCCATTAGTTGCTGTA